CCCTGCTCATAGAGGCCGCGGACGATGCAGTCGTAGGTACCGGCCGGCATCGGCTTCGGGCGCTCGACGTCAGCGACGGGGGTATCGAGGATGGATTCGAACTTGGGTGCCATGGTTGGGTGTGCTTTCGTTGGTTGTGTTGGTAGGTGGGTGGTGGAGGGGTAGTTGGCCTAGGCGACGCAGAACCAATCTGTGGCCAGCAGGTCGGTCTGAGAGCAGAGCCAGGGGACCAGATCGCCGGTGACCGTGCGCATGTAGACGTAGGGCAGGGTCATCTTCGAGTTGGCGTCCGGGGTCTGCAATTCGAGATACATGTTCTTGCCGTTCCAGCCACGGCGTGAGACCTTGTAGCCGTCACGCATGGCCTGCACGGCCTCACCGATATTCAAATTTTCTTCCATGGTTAGACTCGCTTGAGTGTGACCGACTGGGGTTTGGCGACAGCTGGCTTCGGTGCTGGGGCTGGCGCGGCCTTCGCAGGTGCCGGTCGTAACACTGCGAAGAATTTCGCGAGGCCGTCCGAGAGGTCGTAGGTCTTCTCCATCTCGAACGGTCGGGAGTTCTTAAGGTCGAAGGTCGCGGTGGCTGCGGTCTGGATCGTCCGCTTCCCGGCCTTGTTCTGGCACTGGGCCCAGTGGTTGAAGTACCGAGGGATGGTGGGGCCGAGGGCCGAGCCGATGGCGTTCGGGTAGCCCTTCTGGCCGCCATCGTCGGTGTTGGAGTAGCGCACGTGGGCGGTGACGATGACGTTGGTCTTGAAGGACCCGGAGGTGAGGAGGGAGAGGGCCCCTTCGACCATTTGCTGTGCGGTGTAGAACCACTGCCGGGGGTCCTTAGCGGTGGGGTTGAGGGACTCTGCCCAGTCGAAGGCCGAGTCGGAGAAGAAGGAGAGCGAGTCGAGGACCACGATGCAATCCGGGCCCCATTCGCCGGGGTCGCCGAGGTCGACGTCGTCGTACTTCCAGTTGTCGAGCATCTTCATGGCGGTCGCGAAGGCCTTGGGCTTGTCGGGCTTGATGCCGGTGGTGGTGGTCTTCACGTCGTCGCGAAGGGTCCGGAACTCGACGTTGTCGATGCGGTCCGGGCATTCGCGGAGGACGAAGGTCTTGAGCGGATCAAGGCCGTTGTCCATGTCGAGGATGCGGAGCTTGTAGCCGGCCGCGACGAGCGAGGCAAGGGCGCCGGACTTGCCGGAGCCGCTGTCGCCGGTGAGAAGGAGCTTGACGAAGTCGTTGGACTGGTGGGCGGAGAGGGAGGGCATTAGGTCGGTCCTTGGTTGGGGGTCTTGAAGAGCACTTCGGTGTAGAGAGTGAGGAGGTCTCCGTCACGGATGTCGAGGGCGGACATGTTGCACTTGACACGGATGGTGGTCGGTGCGCCCTCGGTCTGGCCGAAGGACATGGTGAAGGACGTGTTGTCACGGGCGGTAACGCGGGCCTTGAGGAGCGGGAGCACCGCTCGGAGTTGCTTACCCTCGGTCATAGAATGGGTTCCATGCGGCTTGGTTATCGGTCACTCGGTCGAACCGAGCGGTGAGGTAGGCCTCGCGGACGTTGGGGGCAGCGGAGCAAACCTCTCGAAACGGACAACCCCCGTATTTGTTACACGCAGTGTCATTCTGAGGCCAGTACCCCGCTGTGGCGAAGTCCTCGGCCTCGCGTAGAAAGTACCGAAGATCAGTGAGCCACTCGGCAAGTTGGTCTTCTGTCCGGTAAGCGAAGCCGCGGGCAAAGGCATTGGGCTTTTCAAGAAGTACTTGTGCGGCATCGATGATCACGCCTTTCACCGGCTGGTTCAGCATGACCTTCCCGGCGAGGGAATACAGGGTCATCTGGTTCGACGGGGTCCACTGGTCCATGTAGTAGGAGCCGATGGTTTGGATCGAGGTCTTCCGGTCCATGACGTACAGGTCGTCGTGGAAGGAGACGACCCGGTCGAGATGGCCGCAGAGGAGGTAGGGCTGCGCCTTCGCGTTGTGCTCCTCAGCCTCATTGGCGGCATCCCAGTCGCGTTCGTGGACCTCGCGGTATTGCAAGCTCGGCCCCCAGTCGAGTTCGAAGGCGAACTGGAGTTCCACCGCCGGGGCGCCGTCGTCTAGGATGAAAGTGTCCGCAGGATCGTCAGCGCCAAAGTGATCCAGATAGTCCACCACAAGGCCGACGATAGTCTCACGGTTCTTGTACTTACCGGCACGAGACTGGCGGTCAGGAGTCCAATCATGGACACGAGACTGGAGAGCACGCACGCAATGTCGAATAGCGTCTTCATGTGAGGCTCCATCGGCGCGGGCGACGGCGTAGTCTTGCAGGGCGTGGTGGTACTCGATGCCGAAGCGGAGGTGGATGGACTCGTCCCGGCCGGACCAGCCGTCGATCACGGTGTACTGGTACTTCCGGGGGCAGGTCTTGAGGAGATCGAGGCCGGTCGAGGACCACGCGTATTGGATGCGGGTACCGGGGAGGAAGGGGGACTGGGTGTCGGTCTTGGCGTCCATCACAGCCTCCGGAAGCTGCCGCCGGAGGGCGCCGCGGGCTTGGGGGTTGGGGCTGGCGCCACCGCGCCCTTGACGAGGGCGACAAGGTCCACCGCGCCCTTGATCCCGGCCTCGGAAGCCGAGCGCTTCGGCTTGGCCTTGTCCTCGCGGTTGGCGCGCTGCTGGCGCTGGTAGGCGATGATGGCATCGATGTCCATCGCCTTCATGTCCAGCGGGTCTCGGGCCATGAGTTCGTCGAGTTCGCTGGGCGGCGGAGGTGGCTTGGCAAGGGAGTCGAGGAGGTCGGAACGGGTGCTAATCGAGGATGTCATTGAGGTCTCCGAGTGTTAAGGGCTTACGGTGGGCCCCGATGCGAAGGGCGTAAGCATGGACGGCTTCGCGGACTTCGGTGGTCCAGCCTTGACCGAGGTGCTTCGCGAGTGCGGTGCAGTCTGCCTCGTAGAGGTTCAGGGTCACCCGGCGCAACGGGTCGTCGGAGCGGGCGGGCATTAGTCAGCCTTATAGGTTGGAAAGGTGATTGGTCCACAGTAGGCAAAGATGCAGTGTTCGTCTTCATCATGCGTGCCAACGAATGATCCACCGTCTTCATGAGGCGTAAAATATGCCCACGTCTCGTAGTCGTCAAAGGCGTAGATGGTATGCCCATCAATTGCCTCGCTGTCACCAGAGACCATAACACGATAGTGGCCCTCGATGGATGGGAAGTCGGTTTCCTTCTTGCGATGAACCCATTGGAGTTCGGTCATGCGTCGAGCTCCACCGACTTCTTACAGAGCCAGATTTCCCGATCGTGCGGCGCCGCGGGCAGGAACATCATGAGCTCTTGTAGCCGGGGATCGGCCGATGCGTTCCGGGCCTCGTAGAGGAAGTTCCGGAACTGCTCCCGGGACCACCCGGAGACCTCGAACCGGATGCCGATCTCGACTTCGAGGGCCTTGCGCCAGAGGGTGACGAACCATGCGGGGTAGCGGGGTTTAGCCATTGCTGTGGTCCTCGATCTGGTGGACTTCGTGGGCTTCGCCATCGACGGGCTCGGCCGAGATCAGGTTGTGATCGTTGTCGAGGAGTTCGACGGCCTTGAACTTCGCGGACCGTCGCTGGATGTAGACCCAGTGCTCGCCGTCCTCGTCGGGGAGGATGGTGACCTCGAATTCGTCATAGGCCGAGATGCCGTGCGAGGGGTGGCCCTTGGGGTAGAGTTCGGTGGCCGCGCGCCGGTCGAGGGCTCGGAAGTAGTGCAGGCGCTGACGGAAGCCGACGCAGGCTTCGTAGGCACCGAGGCAGAACCGGGCGCCCTTGTCACCGCGGCTGGCGGTGTCGAAGGCTTCCTGCTCTGCGCGGTAGGCGGAGATGGAAGTTGGGAGGGACATGCGGACTGTTCCTTCTGGCGGTAGTAGCGGGCGTTGCTGGCGAGGCGACGCTTCTTACGGAAGACTGGATCGTTGCGGTAGCGCTTAGTGATGTAGGCGTTAGTCCGCGCGTTGTGGCATACTCGGCAGCGGCGACGGCCGTTGCAGATCATTGTGGTGTATTCGGTCCACGGATGGCCGTTCTTGCAGCATGGGAATCGGGTCTCTGCCACCATGATAGAGTACCATATTACCACACGATACCAGAGGAGTCAAGCAGCGTCAGCGAATTCTGGCTGCGCGTGGTGATTACATAGGCGAGGTTCGCGTCCTGCTCCCGCGACGTGTCGACGAGGCCCGGGTCGAGCCAGAAGACGGAATCGAACTCGAGGCCCTTGGACTTGTGGCCCGTGAGGAGCCGGATGGTGCCCTTCTGCGCGAAGATATGCTCGGCGTAGGAGATGGCGCCGGAGAGGGTGTCGGCGTGCTCGGCGAAGACACGCATGCAGTCGGCGAGGTCCCCGGCGGACTTGGACCCAGCGATGAGGCGGGCCTCGCGCCATTCCTCGATGGCGGAGAAGAGGTCGCGGCGGGACATCGTGGCGTCGCCGAGCTTCTTCATGATCGCTACAAGTCGAGGGCCAAGCTCAGAACCCACCACGTGTACACTACGGCCAATAGATATAAGCCGAAAGGCAAGTCGTAGAAGTGGGGAATTGTTACGGCAGATGATAGTACTATCGTCTGGGAAATCGGACGCCTCGAAGCGTTCGGCCTGGGATACGGAACCACCGGTTTTGCTCCATTGGAAATGGGGGACGTGCCATTGCGCGGCCTTGACGATCTCCGAGGGGCAGCGGAAGGAGACCGAGAGCGGGAGTTCGGTCATGGCGTAGGTGTCGATGGCCGCGGACATGCCGGAGGCATGGGCCCCACGGAAGCCGTAGATGTTCTGGTTGGGGTCCCCAACGCCGATGAGCCGGGGGTTGTGGCGCCCGACGAGCTTCTGGATCAGGCGATGGTTCACCGGGTTCTGGTCTTGGTACTCGTCGACCATGATCCGGGGGAAGCGCGGGAAGTTGCCCTCGAAGAGTGCGGGCATGTAGATTTGGTCGTTGAAGTCGATGATGCCGTCGTAGGCCTGCCGGATGCTGGTGAGGAGGACCTCGTCGATCAGGGCGAGGGCGTCGTCCGATGGGCGCTCGTCCATCGCGAGGCGGAGTTCGTCGGCGGTGATCAGCGGGGTGCCACCGAGGCGGCAGGACGGGGGGATGTAGCCGAGGGCCTTGGCCTTCTCGACGCCGTCCATGACGACGGAGTAGGCGGTCCACGCGAAGGCCGCGTCGTTGCGGGACATCTCGTCGGTGAGGCTGCGCCAGATGTCGCGGGTCTTGGTTTTGTTCATGGTAACCCCGCCGGTGACCTTCGCCCAGACGCCGTGGCCGAGACCGTTGAAGGTCTTGATCGCGGTGGTGTCGCGGAACTCCCCGGCCTTCTTGGCGGCGATGGCCTCGTCGGCGTTGCGGCGGTTGAAGACGAGGTAGATCGCGGGGCGGACCCGCGAGGCGCGGTCGATCATCTTAAGCGTCGCGGACTTGCCGGTGCCGGCGAGGGCGTTGATCATGAGGCAGGGGTAGTCGGTGCCGGTGCAGTGGTCGAGGATGGCGGACTGTTCGGACGTGGGTGCGTGGGCGGTGGGGGTCATTGGAGGTCGTTCTTTCTTGCTTCGGTGATCGAGCGGAGGGTGGTGCTGACCTCGGCGCAGAGATCGTCGATGGACGAGGGCTCTTCGAGTAGGCGAAAGTTGAGTGCGTGAAGGGCGCAGGTGAGGATGCCGTAGGCCTCGCGAGGGCCTTCGGCCATAGCGACGATGAAGCCCAAGACGGCCTCGACCTTCTGGGCGGCGATCGGGGTGGCGACGAAGTTGGGGTCGGGAGTCATCATACGAGCCTCTTCATCGCGAGTTGGCGGATTTGCTCCTTGGTCATGGTGAACATCTCGGCACAGCCGTACCAGCCCTTGGCGAAGAGGTCGTCAAGCTTGCCGGCTTCGGTCTTGTGAAGGTGGCCGATGAGTTGGCACTGCGTGATGCACTCGTCGAGGTGGTGCATCAGCTTGCGGTAGGCCTCGTCGCGGGTGGGGACGCCGCCGATGGTGGAAAAGGGTTCGGAGGACATGGGCGTTAGCGCTTTCCGTCGATGGGGGAGGGGAGGGCGGCTTGGAGCTTGCCGAGGTCGGCGTCGGGGCGGTAGCCGGAGATGATCTCCTGCTGCACCACGGAGTTGATCCGGTTGGACTCCGCGACCTTGCGAGCGGTCATCTGGTCGACGAGTTGGGCGAAGCGGGGCCGCATGGCTTCCCAGCTGGTGTGCTGGGAGATGGAGAAGATGATGTCGTCGGTCTGGCGGATGGTGCGGACGAGGTACTCGACCTGGGTCCGGAGGCCGCGGGCCTCGCGCTCATGGTCGGCCCAACGGTGCTCCCAGTTGCGCAGGCGCTCTTGGAGCGTGGCGTTCTCGGCCTCGAGTTGGGCCACGCGGGCCTTTAGGGTTTTGGTTTTGAACATCGTCGGTCCTTTCGGGTTGCTAGGTCGTAGGTGGGGTCGTTGCGCCAGTTGGGCGCGGCGTTGAGTTCCATGCACATCTGCCGCCATTCCTGCTCGAACTCAGGGGTGACCGAGGTCACCTTTCGGCCGCCGTGGAAGGTGTAGTCGCGATAGAGGGGCATGTTCGGGTCCCGCCAATCGGGGCGGGTGTCGGGCGGGAGGCGGCGCCGGCGGGGCATCACTTGTCCTTCATAATGACATGAAGAGGCCGAAGGGAAATCTGCTCGTAGAGTTGGGAGGCGTAGGTGTCGATGCCGGAGCTAAGGGCTGTGCTTTGATGCTGCATAGCCCTGTGCATGAGGCGCATAAAGGTCAGTTGGAACTCATAGCAATCGTGTGGGTCCTTAGGCGCATAGCGCTTGATGAACCAATCTAGTTCACGAACGAAGAGTTCTGATGACATCTCGACTCGTTGACGATGGGCGTCGATTGCGGATTGGGACATGGCTAGAGCCTTCGGGGGAATGGGGCCGCAGGTTGGGGCGTCGCAGGCCGGATGCCGAGGGCCTCGATTAGGGAGACCTTCGGGGCGGCCCGGTGGGCGTAGTGGTCAGAGGCTTGTGCCCAATCTGGATGCTCAGTAAGAGGCCCAGCTTCATCGAGCACGCTAAAGAAAGCAGATGACAGAGTATATTGGCCAAGCTTACTGAGTTTCCAGTACATGATTGGATATGCCCGATGGCCGGAGGTGGGGATGATCCACCAGTAGCCGAGGGCGTCGCACTCGGAGCAGCCGAGGCCCCACGCTTCTTCGGGGGCTGCGCAGCACTCAGGGCATCCCATGCGGCAGGCCACATCGAACGCGGGCTCGCCCCGGACCTTATGGGCGATGAGGAAGAGGTCAGAGGCGGCCATCGGTGAACCTCTGATTGATGCCCATTTGAATGACTTCCCACATACGCTGACGTTGGGCTGGCTGTTCGATCTTGAGCAGCATCTCGAGGAACGAGCCTGCCATTGCAGTAAGGTGATAGCGTTGGATGCCGTCAGGGAAGGCGACGAGCATATCGGCATGAAGCAGTCGCTGAAAGTCGAGGATTTGCCTCGCGACCTTATGGTCCTCTTCGGTGTACTCGGTCATGGCTTCACCAGCCCCAGCTTGCGGAGCAAGGCCTGCGCGTTGGCGCGTTGCTCGGGCGTGGTCTCAGCGTGGAGCCGCTCGGCGATCTTGCCGAGCTTGACCTGCGGCTGGGTACGCGGGACGTCGAATTCCTTCGCCTCGGTGGGCGAGAGGACTTCCTCCTTGCGCCGCTGGAGGAGTTGGAGGGCTTGGCTGAGCCCGCCCTCGTTGCGCGGGAACTTCATCATGTAGGGGATGCCGCCGGCCTTCATCGGCAGGAGCGCGACGATGTCCTTGTCGGTCATCCACATGGTGATCGCGTGGGGCGGAGTTGGCTCGGTGTCTAGTTTACCCATCATTGGGGTCCCCCGGAGGTTGACGGTGACGGTGGCGGTTAGAAGCGGCGGCGGAAGGGCGCGGGCGCGGGAGCGGCTTTGGTTGGCCTAGCGCGACGGTAATCATTCTCCTGACCACATGATGGAACGTCATCGATGGTCAGCACCGGGTCCGAGAGGTCAGTCTCGGCGGCGGACTCGGTTGCGTCCTCGGGGCCAAGTAGGTCCTCGAGGTTCCGGCGCAGGGTGCCTTGGAAGTCGACCACCTGCGCCTCGGGCCACGTGAGGAACCAGTGGGTGTTGACGATCCCGGCGCCGAGCATGTGCGGGAGCATCTGGCGATGGCGGCAGGTGGGGCGGACACCGGCGGGGCACTCGCAGGCCTCACGAGAGGTGCGATAGGAGGACTCGACCTCGCCATCGGTGAACTTGGTGATGATATGATCGGAGCGGCCTTCGGCGTCGATGTGGGTTCGGATGGAGTAGAGGGTCTGGGGCATTGGGCTTACTCCATGCTTTCATAGGCTTCGATAAGGGCATCGACAAAGGCGTTCATTGCGGGCTGTTCAATAGGTGCCCGCGCAAGGATAAGCTCCTTGGCTTTGGCACCGTGATCGTCATGAGTGCCCTCGAAAAGGAGCGCGGCGATGTGGAGATGGTGAAGCATGAGTGTGGTGGCTTCATCTTCGTGGTTAACGGTGATATGATCGAGGCGAAGGGGCATTAGGGTCGGCTCCAATCGGCAGGGGAAAAGTGGAGGGCGGGGGCAGCGAAGCCCGGGCGTCGGATTGGCAGGGCGGCGAGCCATAGGCGATAGTCGATCACGTGGAGATTGCCGACGTCCCAAGCGTAATCATGTCCCTTGCCTGAGAGAAGATGGCAGCCGCATCGGGGATAGGCACAAGCGTTAGGGAATGTGCAGATGCGGCTTGCGCGGCCAGCAGGCGGGAGCACACGAGGGCGCTCGAATTCGTCCTTGCGCGGCTCAGACATTGGGGAGGGTGACCTTGACTCGGCGGGCGCGGGAGGCTTGGGCGCCACGGTGGCGAAGGAAGGTGGCCTGCGCGGAGGTCGGGCGGTCGAGGCAGGAAGCGGCAAAGGCGTGCTTCTTGGCATAGGGCAAGGCCTTAGCCGCACTGGCCTTGCTCACGATATGCTTGCATGCGTCAGCCGCAATGGCGGACATGGTGTATTCCCAACGGATGCCGTTGATGGAGAAGGTCAGCGTATGGGAACCACAGAGGCCATGAGCCTCACCGTGGTAGTGGATGGTGGCGCGCGTGGGGCGGCGAAGTGGGCGCATGGGTCTAATCCTTTGGGTGATAGTAATCGAACTCGCGGCGCTCTTGGTGGGCCTCGTATTCACGGTCCGCACAGGGGCCGCAATAGGGGCTGAGATAGCCTTCGTCATCAGCGCCACAGGGCTCGAAATACTCACGCTCACGCTTCTGGCATTTGGGGCAAATTCGCGGCATGGGGCGGGTCTCCGATTGGGCCGGTGGGCTAGGGCGCGGCGGGGGTTTGGTCCCGGTCGATCGCCCTAGTCCTTGCATGGCGGCCTCCGTGGTTGGTTCTGGACGCTTTCCAGCTTAACAACACCATAGTACCACAGTTTTGCCGCAATGTCAAGGTTCATGACGAGGAACCATCAGGGCATGAAAAAGCCCCCGCTGGGCGAACCATGCGGGGGCAGGGAGGGGCGAAGGGCTAGTGGATTGTATCAAGCCGCAGGGCGGGGGTGATACCGGCTCGCAAGCATCGCCAGATGAGGTAGGCGAAGACGTGGTGGGAGTAGTCGGTCATGAGAACACCCGGTATGCATCGGTCGTGTAGTGCTCGTTCAGGAAGTGGCAGATGCGCAGCTGGGGGATGGTCCACGGCTTATCGGGCCAGTCCTGCTTGATGATGTCGGCGATCTCAGGGAGGCTCCGGCCAAAGGCCAGCCCTAGGCCGATGTAGTCGTACCAGCCGTGGACCCAGAGGTCGTCATCGGCGGGAACTTCCAGATAGGCGCAGATAGCGCGGTCGATGTCGAGCCAGTTGGCTACGGAACCTGTGGCCTTGTGGTAGAGCGTCACTTGCACTGGCATAGTCCTGTCCCTTTTCGATTGGTTGGGGCTTCGCATAAAAAGGGGGCAGAGCCGAAGCCCTGCCCCTGATGGTTAGCGTTTGGCGATCATGACACCCAGCATGGCACCAAGAAAGGCCATGAGCATGAGGAATTGCCAGTCGAGCATGGCTTAGGCGTACCAGTTATCGACGGTGCCGCCACCGGCCTCCCACTGGTCTCGAGTCGGCCAGTGCTTGCCGTCCTTGACGACCTCGGAGTAGCGCTTCCCGGCATAGGGCCGCTCGATGGGCTTCATGGAGAAGCCACCGGGCTCAGTCGCCGAAGTCCCGGAAGCATCGGTGGCACCACTCGGCGTAGGGGACGCCGTGGGAGCAGCATCGGTCCCAGTGGGCTCCCCCGGCTGGGCCACCTCCGGGGCCGGGCTTGCGTCAGCCGAAGAGTGCGTGCCGTCGTGGGCCGTAGTCGAAGGCGAGCCAGAGGTCATCGGGGTCTGGGACTCCCCCAATGGTGCGCCCTGCGCGGCCTCCGGGATGTTGGGCTCGGGCTTGCCGTCGTCGGTGCTCAGAAACTGCCCATTCGGGTCGGAATAGACCGGATTGGTCATCGGCGCAGCCGGTTGCACCGGTTGCACAGGCACCTCGGGAGCGGCCGGCTCGGACTTGGGCGGAGCCGGAGGCTCCAGAGCCTGAATGAGCGCGCCAGCATTGCCGAAAGTGGCCTTGATGAAGTCCAGAGCCCGCTGCGTCCGGTCGTCAGCCTCCAGAGCGTGAAACTGGGCGTCGTCACGCTCGACCTCCAGCGAGCGAATGCGGGAGAGGTGCTCGGTGATCTCGTTGCTGCGGTCGAGGAGCTTGTGCTCCAGCCGCTGGATGGTGTCCATGGCCTTGGCGGCTTCGCGGCGGGCTTCGGCCAGTTCGGCCTCGACCTCCGGCAGGCGCTTGAACGCGCTGGCCATCTCGACCAGATCATTGACGAAGTTTCCGGGGTTATTCGGCGACATAGGGTCGGTCCTTGCGTTGGGGAGCGATGGTTGCTCCGCTGGGGGTTGCGTCCAGAGCGGCTTAAGCTCCGCTCTGCTTTGCAGGGGTAGTGCCCATGGGGCCGTGGCCTTGTGGGAGGCACGGACGGTAGTTGGGGCTAGGCCGTGCTGTCGTGGCTCGGTGCCCATGGGGTAGTTCGGGGTCGGTCCCCGCAGTGATCCTTGGCCTCGCTCCAATGGCAGATCAGAGGCGGAGGGTTATTGCCCTCGATCTTGCAACCTCGTCTTGCGTACCATTGGCACAGGGGTCATTGCCGCCCCTTTCCAATTACTCACTGTGGGCAGTTACGTTGGCCTTCGCCTTAGGCGTTCGCCTGCGGCTGGGGCTTCGCTCCCTTGGCACGCGGTGCAACCTTACCGGCCTGCTTTGCGCTCAGGGGCTTGTCTGCCTTGGCCTTGGCCTTCTTCTCCTCGTCCTTGCGAACGAGTTCCGGATCGGCGTGGACCAGCTTGGTGATGTCGATCTTGATCGGCGTCGCCTCGCGGGCCTTGATGTTGGCCTCGGCAGTGACCACGATGGACGGATCGGACTCGATCAGAGCCTTCGCCGCCGCCGTG